CCCTCTTTTCAGTGCAGATGATTTCTTGATGCCACAGTCGGTCACGCTCAATGATCTGGCCAATTTCCAACGTGCGATCTCGGTAGACGATTCGCATGGCTCCGGTGAGCCCGTCGAGGTAGCGGATCTTCACCCGGTGCGTCATAAAGCCCACCGTCTCAGCAAAGCGTTCAGTCTCGCGGGCAGATAGCGAATCGACAGACGCCCAGACGGTGGCAAACGTGCTCCACGTCAGCGTTGGCTCGCCCACCTCGTTTTTGGTGGTCGTGGCCTGCTGGATCGTCACGCGGGTCCACATGTCACCGGCCGAGAGAGTCACTGATAGGTGCTCCGAGTGCCTAGCAACGACGTGACTCCAAAAGGGATTTGGGAAAGCGCCGTTTCCGTGGACGCATCGCGGTTGCTCCACAGATGCCCAACTATCAATTTGATGGCAACAGCCACGGTAGCCATGTTAAGCGTGCCATTACGAGTGCCGCTCACGGTCCAGTACGCTGTCGGGCCAGCCCACCACGTCACCTCGACGGCATTCTGGTCAACCAAGTGGCTTGGCCACGTTTGCCCGTAAAGCGGGCGTGCCACTCCAGGCGTGGCGTCGTAGTCCACACGGTAGAGCGATGACGAAAGCGTGGTGAGCGAAGAACCAGCAGTTGGCGTGTACCGAATCACGACCGGGGCGGATATGGAGCCAGAGCCAGCTTCGTAATACGTAGGCGATGCTGGCGGCCGTGGCAGCTCAATATCTAGTTGCGGCACTACGCCCTGGCGGCCTTCAATGTTGTTGCCGTCCGCCTTCAGCCCAAACTGCACCGGCGAGCCGATGGCCCCGTAGAAAGAGTCCAGCAGCATCGTGTACTTGGATTGCACAAAAGTGCGGTCGCAGTAATCCTCTGCCCATTTGCGGGCAGTCGTGATCAGGGCGGAAATCAGATCGTCATCGTCCGTGTTGTCGATGCGTAGATGCAGCTTCGCCTCGGCCAGCGAGACAGGCTCATCCCCGAACTCGTACCGAACGAGGCTGCGGTATCTCATCGGCGCTTTCTCCTACGCGGGGCGTCTGCGGTTTCCACGTCGCGGCGCTCAACGGTCGCCACCTCGAGCAGCGGCTGCTCCTCAACGTGATTGACGGCGTAGCCATGCAGCACAAGGCTCTTGGCAGGGCCCTTGTCCATCACGATCACGTCACCGCGTCTGTACGCTTGGTAGGGCCGCACGAAACGGATACGGGATTGGTCATCTCTCATGCGTTCATCTCTCCGTGTTCAATGCTTCCCCACGCCTCGGGCGGCCTACGGCCACCCTTGTTCCAGTAGTCGCTAGGCGACTGATAGACGGGCTTGAGATCACGGCCCGGCCAAGTGAACTTGAGTTCTGCGTGGCCAATAGCCACCTGCGGGGCAATGCCCAGCGTGTTGCCGGCAGCCTTGAACTGACGCCAGAAGTGAATATCCGGGTCCGTCCTTGTCGCCTCGCCGGCTGGCGCATCACCCCAGTGGCCATCAGGCCGGGGCGTGCCTAAGAACCAAGGCGTTGCCGTCCGCTTGGGTGCTGACGAGCGAATGAGCGTGCAGCCAAAGTGAGCGGTTTCAACGGGCTGAATCACCGCCTCAAACCATGCGTTTGGCAGCTGCACCTGGCCAATCGTGCCGTCGTGGCCCTCGGGCGTGAACATAGGCACGCCCTCGTCACGCTTCGTCTGCAGCGGGGCCACAGCGTCATATCCGCTGATCAGCGCCGCCGTCATCAGACGCTGGATGGCGTCGGCCTCGTACACGCTGTCGAAGTCCACCACTAGAACCCAGTCCGTGCGGTCAATCATGTCCAGCAGCACGCGGTCTAGGCACTGTTCCCAAAAGGCACCCGTGAACTTCGTAGGTCGAATGTTCAGCGGAAGCAGCGACTGCATCGTGCAGAAGAAGTTGTCTTGAAATCCAAGCCGGGGCACGCTGAACGCGGCCTCCACTCGCAAGTCGTGCTCGATATTGCCGACGCGAAACTTCACAGGTTCTCCTTGATAAACGCCAAACGGGCGGCCGGGCGAACCCAGCCGCCCGCTCTTGGGCGTTTTACTATTGGCGTCAAGCGTCAGAGCGACTTGTAGTCGTTCACGTTGGCCGTGGTGGCGTCATACGCACCCTGCTCAGCCTTGGTCAGCCGAGCGTTGGTCACGACAGCCACCGTATTGCCGGGGCTCGTCACCACCGTCAGGTAACGCTTGCGGCCACGCAGGTCGATGTTGAACCGAGCCACAGCACCGACGCTCGCGCCGGTCGTGCTGCCGGCACCAGCCGTCACCGAAAGGCCGCTGATGTCCGCCTGGCCTGAGCCGCTGGCGTCCGACTCTTGCACCTTCAGCACGCTGGCGTACGACGTGGTGGCAGCCGTAAACGGCGAGTACACCACGTCGATGGCCGCATACTTGAAACCGAGAGTGTCGATCTCGTGCGAGTGCGTGGCCGAAGCCGCAACGCTCGACGCAGCCTTCGTCACGCTCTTATTACCGCTGGCATGGTTCATGGTTCAAAGTTCTCCAGGGAAGGGTGAGTCAGGTTCAGGCGAGCTTGAGAGCCACAACCGGGCCGGCTTCGGTGGTTGAGCCGAGCGAGTGAACATTAATATCGAGCCTCTGAACCGCGCGGAACGCGGTGGCATCCTGCTCGAAGTAGCGTTGGTCGCTGGACGCAATCTGCATGTCGGACTTGACCGCCATGATGCCCGCCAGGGACAGGTCGCCAACGTAGGCAGCGATCTGGCCAGTGGTGGGAGCAGAGTTCATCTTGAGCACCCACACCACAGGCAGGCCAAGGAACGTGTTGGGCGTGCCCTGGGCAAGATTGGCCGCAGTGTTGCCGCCCGACAGAGCACCGATGGTGCCGCTGCCAGCCGTGCCACTCGACAGCATCAGACGCTGCACGCTGTTGTGGTAGACGCTCGGGTGCATGTAGAACGCCGAGGTGCCGATGGCGTAGCGGGGAAGCTTTGCGAGGCAGGCCACGTAGTCATCAATGTCCAGGCTGGCAATCGTGGTGTTCCCGGTTGCCGCCGACTGAATCGAAGCGGTGTGCGTGCCATCGTCAATCTGGGCGAGGCCCCGGATGCCGCCGTAGGTGCTGGTGCCGGTTCCGTTGAACGCAGCATCGTCAATGGCAGCCGAAAGCGAGGTGGCGTATTCCTGAGCCAGCCACGACGCAACCGAGATCGCGTTGTCGGCCAGGAGCTCGTTGCTCACCTTCGTGGCACACGCCAGCTTCTTGGCCACCAGCTGCACCATCGTGGCAGTCGGATCGCTCGTCGTGATGGTCGAGTTTTCACCCAGCCAGTACGAGGTGACGCCCGTCAGACGGCGAGGCACCAGAAGGGTGTCGCTCGACATGGTGACGTTCTGGAAGACGTTCATCGCCACGCCGAACTTCTCGACAAGCCGAATGATGGTGTTTGAGAAGTCCTCAAACACGAGGTTGCCGCCGAGGCTGTTCACCTGGCCGCCCATGTCGCGGTACTCAGTGCCGAGGTGGTCCGAGCACCACTGCCGGGCCTGACGATCACCGAAGTGCGCCTTCAGCCACTGGCCGCAGCGGTGGGCCATCTCGGGCGACTCAAAAATGCCGGACTTGTAGCCACGGGTCGAAATCGGCTCAATGCGGGGCTTCACGTCGGTTGTCTCCACGGGTGCAGCGCGGTGCAGAACCTTGAGCAGTTCGGCCTTGCGGGCCTCGGCCGATTCGGCCTTGGCAATGGCGGCCTTGATCCGCTCAGCCTTGGCGAGCAGCTCGTCGTACTTGGCCTGGCGGGCCTCAACGGCCTCAACGGCGGAGCGATCCGCCGGAGTGCCATCAGCGTTCTCGGTGGCCTCTTCGGCTGCGCCCTGCTCATCAAGCATGCCGAGATCGGCAAGCGTGGCGGCGAGTTCGTCGAGAAGTTCCTTGACCTTGCTGGCGGCCATGTGCGTGGCTCCTGTGTGCGGTAGGTGTTGACCTATCCGCACGGTAGAGCCGGGCCGGGCACTCCTTGCAGAAGCAGGGCGTGGCTTGAGTACCTAACTAGGTACAGAGCGCCTGCGTATCTCGCACGACTTCACGACGTGCTTGGCCGTCTTTCGGCACGCGGGGCATCGCAGATAACGAGTGCAGACGCCGCCCTTGTCCACCGACGCATACACGCCATAGCGTGCCGCTCGGCACTCGCAAACATCACCCGACTTTGTGGCCATGCTGCCTCAGAAACCTACGAATCTGCTGCTCAGTTTTCGCGTCCCGTCGAAGTTCCGGCAGCTTCAGCGCCGGTCGGTGCGATTGTAGAAACCGCTCATAGCTGCGAACCGCCACGCCCGTAGTGGCCTGTTCATACGCTGGCGTCAGGACTGGGGAAACGTCGTAGACGCCTTCCACCGAAATCACGCTACGCAGGGCCGTGCCGTCTTCGTCCTTGTCCCACGACTCCTCGCCAATGACGAAGGCGAAGCTCGAGCCCCACACGTCACCTCGAGCGATGAGCGTGGAAAGATCACGGCCCAGCTGCGTGTCTGGAACCTCGACGCTGTACCGCATGCCCTCGTCATCCGTGTCCACCGTCAGCGTGCCGCTGCGGGTTGAGCCCAGCACGTAGTTGGGATCGTGGTTCCACAACGCTACGACTGGGTGCGCCTGCTCTTT